TGCTAGAGCTAGAGCAGCGGCGGATTTAATTACTAAAAATTCAACTAGACAGTTAGAGAATGAGCAAAAGGTAATTGACTTAAATAAACAGATTCAGGATGAACGGACAAAGCAATTAAAATTACAGGCTCAAGTTGAAAGTCAAAATCTATTAGCAAAACAAGAACTCAATTTATTAACATCTAAGCAAAGAGATATATTAAATGAGTATTTAAAAGCAGGTTTTCAGGAGAATGAATTAACAAAGGTTAAGAATAATTTATTAACTGATACCAATGTACTTACTGAGCAAAATATACAGTTACAAAAGGCTGCAACTGCTGAAGTATTAAAAGGTGGTAAAATTAGCGGAAGTGTAGCAGGGGAAAAGTTAAAAGAGACAGAAAACGAAAAAAGAAGATTCTTTGCTTTAATCAATGATTTTAAAGGCATTGCAGAAACTGGTAAAAAAGAAATTGCAAAAACTTTAAGCGGAGGTAAGCCTTTAATTGATATTAATACTTTATTAAGTACAAAGGGTTTTATACCTGATAATATAGGTAAGCAACTTTATACTCCATTCCAAATATTACAAGATAATATTAAGTTTGATTTATTGCCTCAGCTAGGATCATCATTTAAGACATTCTTTGATGATATATTAATGAATGGTAATTTTTCTTTTTCGGCATTAGGTCAAGCCATTAAAAATACTTTTCTATCAGTAATTGCTAGTGAAGCTGCCCAAGGAGTTTTAAATCTATTAGGTTCTAAAGGTGGTAAGACTGAAAAGGGTGGCGGATTATTAGGAGGGGTTGCTACATTAATTGGAGGAGTTGGCAAAGCTAAAGGAGGTGGTTTATTAAAATCAATAGGCGGGTTGTTTGGTGCAGGAGCAGGTGTTGCTGGTGCAGCGGGAGGAGCAGGAGGGGCTGGTGCATTAGCGGCGGGAACGGCAGCAACAGGCGGTGCATTAATTCCTATTTTAGCAGGAGTCGCAGCAGTTGCAGGAATAGCATCATTATTTAAAAAGAAAGCATCAGCACCTGTTCCACAAGCATCATCCACAATTAGTACAAGCGCAGCAGGATCATCTCAAGACTTTGGAGGTGGCAGAGTTGTATTTGAAATTTCAGGAACTAACTTAATAGGTGTATTAAATAGAGCAGGTGCTAAACTTCAAAGATTCGGACCATAATGTATAACCTTAAATACTTTTTTACTTTTTACGCAGATAGAGATACTAGGATTGAGAATGGTACTCCTGATGATTATACTTGTGATATATCGCAATTAGATTATGAGGGAGAAGTAATAGAAATTCAGGCTCAACAAAATCCTATTCAGATAAACTATCAGAATACTTCAAGCAATAAGCTAGAGGCTATCATAGGCTCAGAGTGTACCTTAAACCTAATAGCAACTGAGGATTTTGAATTAGAGGATTTATATACTGAGAATGAGCGTGAGTTTTTAGTAGAGATATTTAGGAACGGAGGCTTGATTTGGTCAGGTTTTATCATTCCAGATGGATGTCAGGAAGCGTTCACCTTTGCACCTTATCCAATTTCTGTAAATGCCGTTGATGGTTTAGGGTTGCTTAAAAATCTGTCCTATGTCCAGAATGATGGTAATTTCTATTTAGGCAAACAAAGTTTTTTAGAGGTTATAAATGCCTGTCTAATTCGATTAGATGCTCCTAGTTTAGTTCTAAATACTTGTGTTAATATTTATGAAACGAGCATGACTCAGGGCAACTCATACGATCCTTTGGACATGGCTTTTGTAAATAGTGAGCGTTATCTAAAGGATGATCAATTTACTCCAATGAATTGCGAGGATGTATTAAGGTCAATACTAGAGGAATGGACTGCGGTGATGATACAAAGCGGTGGCGAGTGGTATATTTATAGACCAACTGAATTGGCTTTAAGTGGTGATTTAACATTTAGAAAATATTTAGATGGTCAGAGAGTTTATGATCAGCCTACTGTTACGATTGACTTAGATGCTACTTTAGGAGGTGAGAGTGAGGGCGTTATTTTATCGCCTTATTTCCATATCAATACTGACCAAATGAAAATGATTGATAGACCATATAAAAATGCGTCTATGTCTTATGTATTTGGTCAGTTACAGAATTTGAATGAAAAACTAGCTAATCCATATTTAACAGGCTTTTCTAGGGGATGCGTAGGTGATCCTGCACTTCCTTGTGATAGTGTTACAATTCCTGGCTATACTAAGACAGGTACAATGTATTTAGGTACATCGCTATCAGGCAAATTGATTTTCTTTTCTGATGGTGGCACTTATCCAACTTTAACCAATTATTACCAAAATAATAATACCATTAGTGTAGATAATGGCAATAAAATAAAAATTCTTATTGATTACGAAAATCCTGATCCTTTGTTTAGTACGGATATGAATTTTGTAATTAGTCTATATGATGGATTAGATACTTATTATTTACAGGCAGATGGAGGTTGGGCAAATACTCCAACTGTATCAGGAATAAATTATTATCAAATCAGGTCAACTGTTGGCGTGGGTGGTACTGAATCAATTATATCATCTGTTGTACCTGCAACTGGTTTATTTACTAAAGTAGTTACGTTTAGAATTTTAGCACCATCAGGGACTGTTAATGATATTATTTATACTCGAATCTCTGGATTTGTTTTAATAGATTTTGGCGACCAAATAGGAGAAACTCATACGGCTACGCAAACAGGTAAATTTACTTTTGTGCCTGAGACTATCAATGTATTTAATGGTGATAGTCCAAATGAATTATATGTTGGTGCTATATATCAGGATGATGAGGTTACTTTGACAGAACGATGGGTAAGGCGTGGAATATCTGAGAGTATATTAGCAGAGCCTTATGAGGTTAATAAAGAATTTTTAAGGATTGCAGTTGAGGAAAAACAGAGGTTATATGCAGGACCATTTGTAAGGTTTGAGGGTTCTATATTTGGATATTTCAATCCTGTCACTAGATGGTCAATTAACTCAATTACAGGGTACTTTATGAATCTAAGTTTAAACTATGATTTGCAACAGAATATCTGTAAAGCAGTTTTAGGCAGGATTGTAAATGAAGAGATAGCTTTAGATTATGTTAAAACTCCAGACTATGGAGCAACAACTCGGGTAACAGTAAAAGGAACGCCATGATGTTATACATAAATGATATACCTGTAGGTTGTTTGAGTTCTGTTAGTAGATCAGAGCAGATATCTTTTATAGGTACTTGCAAGACTACGCAGTCAGGCGCTCAGGCTCAATTAGGGAGGCTCTACACCTACTCAATTCCTTTTGAGGGTGTTATGACTACAGATAATAGTATAATGTCATGGACAGGCTTAAAAGCGTTAGAGAGAATTAAGGTAAATTGGGAAATTGTTGGTCCTGATATTGAAGCAGGTCAGGGATTCATTGAGAATCTTGAGATATTAGGTGAGGTTACAGATTTTATAAAATTTAGTGGGAGTATAACAGGCTATGACTAATTTAATGCTTTACATCAATGACTTGCCAGTAGGTTGCTTATTAAGCAATAGCTTGAGCGAATCTATTAGTTTTATAAAGACTTGCAAAAGCACAGAGGAAATGGGACAAAAGCAGTTAGGTCAGTTGCATTCTTATTCTGTAAATTTTGAGGCGGTTTATGCCGTAGATCAGGCAATCATTGGTTGGAATGATATTAAGGATTTAGGCAGGTCTAGGAAGATTATGGATTGGTCTATGGTAAACCTAGATACAAACGAAGGAGATGCAGGAGAGGGATTTTTAGAAAATTTGGAGATAACAGGAACATCAGAGGATTTTATTAAATTTGCAGGAACGATAACAGGATATGGAGCAATAATTGATTCTAATCAAATATTCTACGTTTGGGCATCTGATACTGATACCTATGTTGATAATGGCGGTGATGAATATGTACTTGTAAATTAAAAGATATGCCAGTAATTAATGGAGTTTATTTAAAGGATTTTGCTGCTTTACCTAGCGCAGTAGTTGATGCAAACATCATACCTATTGCGATAACAGGCAATCAGATAGCGTATAGGACAACTGTTGGAGGTATTGTTACGGATGCTAGAGTAACAAGCAAGTTACTTACAGGCTTATCAGTTACCGGAGGCGCGGTGGTTGCAACTGATACAATTCTACAGGCATTTGGCAAAGTACAAAACCAGATTAATAGCAAAGTTAGTTCAGTTGGCTTAACGATGCCCGCTGCTTTCTCAGTTGCTAACTCTCCAATTACAAGCGCAGGGACTTTAGCAGTAACGGCAATAGGCGCAGCATCTCAATACATTAGAGGCGATGGCGCTTTGGCTGATTTCCCAACAACTGGGGGCGGTGGTTCGTCGGTTGCCTATTATCTTAACGGCTCTGTTAGTCAGGGTACAATAGGAGGCAATGCCTATTATGAAATGAACAAAACGCCTGTCATTGGGACAGGTACTGATTTTACTATTGGCGCCGATGGATATATTGCTCAGTTTATAACAGACGCTAATGATCCTGCATCTTTACTAATACCGGCAGGAAATTGGAACGTAGAGATGTACTTTAGCGCATCATCTAGCGGAGGTACTCCATCATTTTACGTAGAGGTTTACAAATATAACGGCACTACATTTACTTTGTTAGGTTCTAGTGCAACTACGCCAGAGGGCATAACAAATGGAACGGCAATAGATATTTATTATACATCTGTAGGTATTCCTGAGACAGTCTTAACAATAACAGACAGGTTAGCTATTCGGGTTTATGTTACCCATTCAGGCAGAACGATTACCTTGCATACAGAGGATAATCATTTATCAGAGATAGTTACAACATTCTCAAATGGTTTAACGGCTTTAAACGG